GCCGCAAGCCCAAAGTGGCGACGTAAGATTTGTTTCTTCTAAGAGAATATAGCGAGCGGTTGCCGTGCCGACTGGGGTTGTATATGTAGTCACAGTTTCCGGCGGGCAGGAGGCCGCGTCTTGCGGATCGCATGGCGCCTGCACAAACCTTATCGTGGCAGTTGCGCTATAAGTAAACGTGCGAATTGAGCCTAGATCGTTTAAAACGTTAAGCGGCATTTTTTCGATCTTTGTCGGCTTTCCTACGCAAACGCCAGAACCGTCTGTGCAGGTGATCACCGCATAAATGCCCGCGCCACCATCTACAACCCCAACCGTGTAAGTGTTTGCCGTGGCGCCAGCAATCGGCAGATCACCAAATGCCACCGTGCCGCGATACCACTGAATCGAGCTATTGGCGCAGTTGCAATCTGGAGCCGTCAGCGTGGCACCAATGGGCGCCGTAGGCTGCTGTGCCTCTGGCGTGCGGTTCACCTGCTCATCCAACGGATCCGGCAGCGCGACTGGCGCCTCAATGCCAAGGTCAATAGCTGCCTCACCGATGCCTGCAGCGCTGCCTGCATCGGTATAATCCGGCCGATCGGAGCCCACGTCAGGAGCCAGCGTAGTGTCGTCGGCCGAGTTCACATCACAGCTGATCGTTGCCGTATTGAAGCCGGTGGGGAGCAACACCCCACTGGCCGTGGCGCTCATCACGTCCAATGCGACCAGGCTGCGCCCCAGATAGTCCACTGGAAAATGAGTCAACTCGAAAGTCAATTTGCCATCTGCAGCCTTGACAATCTTCTCGATCTCATATAGGTAATTATGCTCGCCAGCCACAGCACTTGATCCCGTCCGCGCCAGCTTCACCTGCACAATGTCACCTCTCGCCAGGGCCTGACTGCCGCTGTGGGGCCTGGCCCTCAGCCGCGCGGTGTGCGAAACGTACCGGCGGCGGGCCAGCAGCGCCGCGCCAGCCCTGACCACGTGAATCTCAGCCGTTGCGAAACCGGACAGGTCGTGCTGCTCAAACGGCCCCCGCAGTGCTGTGCCCGGATACGGCACCTTGGTAGAGCGCACCAGGCCGATGCCAGTTTCCGGCTGCTGACGCCACAGCATTACGGCGCAGAACGCCTGCCGATCGGCCAGTGGCGTCCAGTTGATTTCTAGGGAGTCGGGATCTACCTGACTCTCATCAAACCTAAACAGCGGTGTTACCGGGTCGGTACTCACCACATTGCCTGCCGTGATCGGCAGCGTGGGGCGCAGGCCAATTCGCCCGTTGCGCTTCGATTTGGTCAGCAAAAAGTATTTGCCGTACTCTGCTATAAAGTCTTCAAAGTTGGTAGACTTATAAATCTTGCAATCAAACGTAAATCCCATTGCTTCGGTAAAGCGTGCCGCGTCAAGATAGGCGTCAGTGTCAATCAGCTCAGCAGGTGCGCGGTTGGTCGAGCGATGCATCCATAACGCAGCATCAGCAAAATTGTTAGTTGGTCCCGTGACGCCATCAATCAGCCGCGTAACTTCGATTCCCTCCCTGATGAACATGTGCACCTGCCGATCCCAGCGGGTGTCACCATCGGCAACAGTAATAGTGAAACTGCCAGTAGTTAAACCGTCATAGTTACCGCCAGTGCCGCAGAAATACGGGCATTCCGGCTTTTCGTAGCCGACCCGCTGTACGATGAGGTTGCCCGGCTCCCAGGTGCCGGCCGCCCTGCCGTACGTCTGCTCCAGCGTGCCCACCCGGCAAGAACGCTGAAACAGATCGCGCAACTGCACCGGGGCCATACGCCCCTCGCCCAGCACCAGTCGGTAGCGGGCCGTTACCTCGTTGGTGGGGTTGTTCTCAAACCTCGCCTCGCTCGCCTCGGGGGAGATCAGCACACCACCGACATTGCCAGACCGGCGGGCAAACACCACCGGCACCACGCCACCGATTGTGACTGCCTTCTGCGCCACATCCAGCGGATCGCTGCCTGTGGCCGCGGCAGTTTCCAGCGGTGCCCCTTGCAGGTCCTGCTGGTAGGTGAATGCTGCGAAACTGTCAGCGCCGGAGATGGTCACAGCAGACAGGGTACGCCCACCAGGGACGTTGTGTACGAGCGGGGCGGCACCTGCGCGCCAACCGGGCTGAGGCTGGAACCCAGCTGCAGCCGAATCGTGGTCAGCGTGCCGCTGGCAGCCACTACCTCACCGACGGCGCTGGCAATCAGCACCTGCCCCGCCTGAGGCGTGTCATTGCCAAGCAGTGAGTTGAATTCATAGCTGCGCACCTCCACGAGCCAGCTTTCGCGCAGCGCCGTTTCAATAATAGCGACGACATCGGCAGTGGCTGGCAGCTCAATATTGAGGCCACTCTCGTCGCCGGATGCGCCTTCTACCAGGCCATCGACATCGAACTGTTGCCAGCGCCATTGCTGGCCATCCCAGGGAACGCTCTGTTGGTGGTAGAAATTCTGCCACCTGTTGTAGGTGGTGGCGCCGGAAAATAGCCTCAGGTACTGCGCCTGTGCCCGTGCCATTAGCGGATCCCCGCCGCCCGCCGCCCGCCTGGTGTGCGCAGCTGCATCACCGCCTGGGTGGCCGTTGCCCGAGCGATGCGCTCCGCGTCCTCCAGCGTCACATAGCGCTGGCCCTGGTGCTCCATTACAGGCCCCGTGGTCAGGCTGATCGCCACGGTGATGGGGCCGGAGCCGCCGCCGCCTCCACTGCTGCCGCTGCTGGGGATGGCCGCAGCGCCGCGCCGGCCAGCCAGGATGTTATTGGCAAAGCCCAGCGCCTTCTCAGCCGGCACCGCGTACTCCTGGCCGCTGCGGTTGTCACCGAGCATGGCCAACGTAGGGCCAGCGACGAAACCACCCTGGGCAAACCGTGGAACGGTCATTTCAGAGATAAGCCGAACCTTGATGGGACTGATTCGGTTAAAGCCGCTGATTGCATTATTAGCAATACGGATAATGCCGTTTACCACGTTGCCCCAGAACGTAATTAAAGAGTTTAGCGCAATTTTCACGGTATTTACAATGGAGTTAAAGATGCTTACAGCAGGTGCTTTAAGTAAATTCCACATCTTGACCCACGGCTCCAAAAATAGCGTGTATCCAATTTCCCCAAGGGTCGTCATTGACTGAACCCATAGCCCGCCTAACCATGTAAAGAACGCGCCGATCTGTTCACGGAATGTAAAGATCGCGGCCACTGCCGCCACAATGCCAGCGGCGATCAACACCGGCCACGTCACCAGCGCAGCCAGGCTCGCGCCCACCATCCCTAGCACCGAGACAATCCCCCCCAGGGAGGTGATGGCCGCAGCAATGCCCGCAACACCGGCCATCAGCGGGGCCAGCAGAGTGCCGGCGGCAACGAGCGCTGGGGCTAGCAACACAAACGCAGCCACCAGGCCCGCCATTCCCACGGCCAACGTGGTGATAACAGGGTTCGCCTCCGCAAACCTGGCCAGGCCTGAAATCACGGGGCTAATCAGCTGGACCAGTTTTGTCAATGCAGGAACAACAGTGGCGCCAACCGAAATAGCCAGAGCATCAAAGTTATTTTTAGCAAGCTGCAAAGCATTAGCGCTTGTTTGAGAGCGTACATCGTACTCTTTTGCCATGCTGTCAGCGTATTTTGTTTTATCGCCTACGGATTGCAAAGCTTTCGCCAGCGTTTCACTGTTTTGGATAATTGGCGCCAACCCCCGAGCTTCATCGCCAAACAAATTACTAATAACGCTAACGCGCTGTTCTTCGGACAGCCCTTTAATTTTGTCAAAAATGGACTGGATAGTGCCTACGGCATTCTCTTGTAAATTTTTGGCAAGTGTCCCCGTGGACACGCCTAAACTTTCAAACGCAGATTTTTGCCGCGCTGTCATGGATTCGCCGCGCGATAGCGCTTTGATCATGTTGTTAAAGCTGGTGGCAGCCACTTCCGTCTCGATGCCAGCGCTGATCATTGCCGCGCCATAAGCCGCCGTCTGTTCAGCTGATAGGCCCGCCATCTGGCCGATAGCTCCAGACCGCGCCGTAAAATTCACCAGCTCCCTGGCGCTGCTGGCGGTGTTGTTGCTGAGGTGATTCAGTGCATCGCCAAGACTGCGCACCTTATCCTGAGACAGGCCCAGCGACGACCGCATCTTGGCCATAGCGCTGCCTGCATCTTCTGCAGACATATCAAACGCAATCGACATTTTTGCCACGTCTTTTGCAAATGCCTGAATTTCACCGCGTGCTATACCGGCCTCGCCTGCTGCTGCATAAATTGCCGCAAATCCTTCAGCCGTAATCGGCATCTCTTGCGACAAGCCAATAATTTCGGCGCGAATATCCTTCAGCCCTTGCGGTGTATTAACGCCATCTACCACCTTGCGCACATCGGCAATTGCCGATTCAAACTTGATAGCTTCGCTTGCCGCAACTCCGATCGCCACGCCAAATCCGGTAGCCGCTACTGCAGCGCCTTGCCAGGCCGCTGAGCCCGTCACCCCTTGGAATGATTTACGGGCCCCCGTCGCCGCTTGGTTGACGTCCTTCAGGCCGCCCGCCAGCTTCTCGATCTGGTCAACGCCGGTGACCTTGGCGGCAATGCGTAAGACAGCGTCTAGGTTCATGGTGCTTTGGCCTCACGCGCGACTTTTTCATTGATCAACTCAGCCACCCTGGCTGCAATGATTTTGACATCACGCAATAGCGTCAGCGGATTGCCTGGCGCTACCAGACTAGCAACCTTAAGCACAACTGAAAAGTCCAAGCCAATCACCCCACCGTCCGACCTGCCTCGCCACTGGGTGTCGCAATCAAGAAACACTTGCACGGCATTGAAGTTTTCAGGCCACACGTCAAAGTCGGTGGCGGGGGATTCGCCCGGATCAATCCCATAAGCTTGGCATTCTGCGATGTAATCAGGGTGAAGGCCGCCGTCACCGTTGAACCAGTATTCAGCGGCCTCTGCTAGTTTTTTCTTTTGCCGTCCCTTAATGAATCAAACCACGCTTTCAGAACCTGCCCAGGTACGGTTTGAATCTCTAGAAACATAGTAAAAGCTGCGTCGCTAAATAGCAGTTCGTCGCCAGCATCGTTTTTGACGTTTCGCCAGCCGGCCACAAGCTCTTTGCAGATTTCTTGATCGCGCAATTCGTCGTCTTCGTCTCGCGATCGTTCCGCGTTTTTGGCTTGCTTTACGATTGCATCAATACGCGATTGAGCCAATCGGCGAAACTCAAGATCAAGAGTTTCAACCGTACGCTGACCGCCGTCGTCGGCGGCCAGGGTAATCCGAATAGGCCAAAAGTAAGTAGCCTTTTTGTTAAGAACAAATGCCATTAGGTAAAAATCCAGGAGTGATCATTGTACCCATTGGTGTCAGTGGGTATCGGCATAAACGGCAGCTTGATCAGTTCGATCGGGCTGCCATCGTCATACCCAATGTCGCCCAGTGAGCAGGTGGGGGCAGAGAACGAAACGATCTCGCCGTTGGTGACACCATGCGTCCAGCCGAAAGCGCCAAGCGTCTGGTTTGCAGCCGCCGAGAAGTAATCGAAATTAGCAATAGTATTTGATTCGATTACCATCTCGCCCTCTGGCTTCCGTTCGCCGTCAATCCGAATCTGCTTAGTGCAGCCCGCCCGTTGGTGAAGCTTTGGCGACCGGCCACTTTTGAAGGTGAACGATTCCATGCAGCTGTTAATGCCAAATGCAGTAATTGTTGGCGTGTTGTCGCTGTTGACAATCAGTGGGTCTCGTTGAGTCGCCGGATAGGTAAGTGAAGGGTTCGCCGTATCGGTAGGCGTAGTGTAAAGGCCAAGGCCCGTAAATTTACCAACCGGTGTAGCTTCGTTTTTCAGCTCTACCGAAATGTCACCGCGAACATCCGTCAACTTGTGACGCTTACCGCCGTGGTGGCAATCGATCGTGAGCAGCTCAAACCCCGACGCAGCCGGCGAGTAGGTCACCGATGTAGCCGCCACGACAGCCTCTGCATAGCCTCCCGCACGAAAAAACCTGCCAATGGCCGGAGCGGTGCCCCTAGTGCCCGAGCCCGCGAGCTCGAACGAGAACGAGATGGCGCCAATGCGCTGAGCAACCAGGCGTTTCTGATTGCCAATCCACGGGAATAGCTGCGTCCGCTCCTGCAGGTTGAGCTGCAGCGGGTCGAGCTGGAGATCATCCATGATCCTGATCGCGTCTGCGGCCCCGGTAGGGACGGCATCGGTCAGGGCAGTGGGTTGAATTTTCGCCAGGATAAGGCGGTTGTAGAAGTAAGGCATCAGGCAGCCTGCGACGTTGCGTTGAGTTTGGCGGGGGCCGCAGCAACCAGCGCCGGGGCGGCACCAACTGGGGCGGGTGCCGGGGCATCAGGCGCTGGGCCCGCCCCCTCCGACTGAACCCACTCCCAGGCCCGTGCATCCAGCCGGTAGCTGCCACCTGCCGTGGGGTACGGCGGCAGTAGCCGCGATTCGGGCTCAGCCATAGCGAAAGCCGTTGCAAACAACTCTGCCCATGGTAACCGCTGCCACTGGCAACCTCAGCCGGATGTCGTCAGGTCGTTCTGCATGGTTCGGTACGAGATCCCGTAGGGGCAAACCATCCATAGGCCGTCAGCGTCGGCCTCGCTGAGCATGGTTTTCTGCGGTTGCGGCCAGATCCTGCCTCGCGTCAGCCCGTCGTAGTTCGGGTCAGACATCACCAGGGCGTGGGCCGCCGCAACAAACGGCGAGATGGTGCGGTCAGGTGCTGGGCCATTTGCAAAGAACTCAAGGTTAATAATCAGCTCCCATTCAATTTTTCCAGTAACCACCGGCACAAGAGACGGGCTGTTGTCACCCCTGGCAATATTCAGCGCTGGCGATTGCCGCATTGCCAAAGCACTTACCCGGCTGCGGTAGATTGTAATCCCCAGCAAATTAGCACGAAGCCTTGCTTCAACTGCCTGGATGATTTTTTCATCCATTGTGTCAATTGTGGGAACTGGCATTAGATTACGGTTGGTGGATTAGGCGGCAGGTCGTCGGCGGGGATGTCGCTGAGGCGCACTGCATAGGTGCCCGGTGGCGCCTCCCAAACGAACTGGTCGCCATCCCACACCACCAGGTTAACTATCGCATTATTGACTACGCCGATTATTACCCAAGTGGTTGGCTGAATCATAATCAAAAATAACTAATTACAATTGCAAGCCCAGCCCCCCCAGCCCCCCCAGCTCCAGATGTTGTTCCGGTTTCTGTAGCGCCGCCACCGCCGCCACCGCCTGATGGGAACCCGCCCGCACCGCCTGCACCTCCTGAGACAACGATGCCGCTGCCGCCGCCGCCGCCGCCGCCTCCCACGCCAAAGAGTCCACCAGTTGCGCTGGCGTTATTGCCGCCTGCTCCGCCGGCCCCGCCAACTGCACCAGCAGTGCCACCTACCAGGTTGAGAACAAATGATCGAGCACCCGCGGCGCCAGCGGCAGCAGCAGATGCAGTAGTAATTCCTCCCCCCGCACCGCCGCCAGAGCCACCCGGTTGCATGGATGACGCCATGGTCGTGGGGGCTCCGCCTGCGCCGACTCCGCCGGTTGCGGATGCAGTCCCGCCGGAGTTGCCCTGCAGAACCCCGGTGCCACCGCCGCCTGCGGGGAACCCCGCCGGGCCACCGCCCTGGGCGGTAAATGGCCCAAAAATGGTAGATCCGCCTGCTAAGCCTACATTGCCATTTGTTGCATTAGCTGTAACGCCTGCGCCTCCCACTCCGCCTGCGCCAACAGTTACTGATTCTGAGCTACTTAAAATGCTGGCAGGTACTCTAACGCTAAAAAAAGAACCGCCGCCGCCTCCGCCGCCACCGAGCTTCAGCGTTGCAGCTGCGGAATCTTTCCGCCCTGATGAGCCTCCGCCTCCACCCGCAAATAGCTGAATATCAACGGAGACGGCGCCGGATGGGCAGGTCCAAGTTCCAGAACTAGTAAATATATCAATCTGCGGTGGTCTGGCGCCAATATTAGTTCTTGCTTGACCAGCCGTGCTGCCGCCGGTGCCGCCCTTGGCAATTGACAGCGTGGTGATGGCAGGTTCTTTGCCGTTGTCGATCGTGTCCTGAGCCGCAGCTGTCCGGTAGGGCGCCAAGGCCGCCGCTTGCAGTGCTGAATCAGCCATGGCGCCCTGGGCAGCGGTGGCAGCTCCGATGCTGCCTGGGGTGATCGCATCGGTGCTGCCCGTGGCGTGCGTTGATGCGTGCGCTGGCACGGCACCGAGCTCGAACGGCAGATCGTTGAATGCCGTGCCGGTAATCGTCTCGCCTACCAAAACTCCATCGCCAACTTTCCGCCGGCCAGTCGAGCGCCCGGTACTAGCGTTTTTTTCAATCCACACCTCGCCTTCCAGCAGCACCGGATTAGCCGCCGCCACTGCCGCCAGCGTGGCAAATAGCTGCTGCACCCTGGCCGTAACGACCTGAACAGTCACAGAAAATCCCCGTCGTAAATAATTGTGACCGCCACAGGCGCGGGGGGGGCGCCAGGCTTCAGCGGCACGATCCACATAGAGCCGTCCCCGGTCGGCATTGCGTCTTCGCTGGCGACATAGTTGGCCCCATCAACGACAACTGCTGCACCCTCCAGCACAGCACCAAAAATGGCACGAGGGTACCGCAGCTCGTAGCCGGTGGACACCACCATCCCGTCAAGAATTTCGTCCTTTGGCGCAATCAGAACGGCGCGGCTGGAGACTGCGCCAATGCTCACGTCATTGCCAACCCCCCTTGAGACGGTGGCAGAGAGTCGATTGGCGCGGTTCGTCCAGCTCATGGCACGAATAAAGGGGGCCCCGGTTACGGGGCCAGGAGGTCATCAGAGGTAGCGAGCCAGCACGCTGACCACCACGCCAGCCACGGCCGTGGCCGTGCCGCTCAGCACAAAGCCGACCCTATCGCCGGTGGCAAGCAAGAGGTTGGCAGCTGTTGCGCTCAGTGCTGGTGTCTGCACCGTGTTGATGGCGGCCTTGAGGTTGACGGTGGCCGACAGCACGGTTACGCCAGCACCGGGCGCCTGGGTGCCCGTCAGCTTCTCGACGCTGCCAGTCACCGCGCCGGCATCGGTGCCCAGGGTCGTATGCACCTCCTGAACACCCAGAATCTGCATGGGGGCAGAAGCAATGAAAAACACCTGGCTGGCCACGTGCGCGTTGGGGAAAGCGGTGAAAACCAGATTGGCCAGCAGCTGCGGCTCGATCACTCCCAAGCGCACCCGAGCGGTGGTAGCTGCGGCAAGCGCCGCAGCTACGGCAATGCCGATTTCAGTATTGCCGGCAGATACCGGAGTAAGGACCCGAGCGGTGTTGTCCCAAAACACACGATCGCCAAACGCAAAGGCGTTGGTACCGCCAGTCGCCTTGGTCAGATCCCAAACACCTTCAGTGTCAATTACCAGCGATTCACTGATCGCTGCGGTGGTTTCGGCCACGCCGAATAGGGCACCAACCTGAACGCCTTGGTTGGATGTAACGCCATAAGGCGCCGCCACCCTGATAAGGGAACCTTCCTCTTGAACCTTGTTGGTAGACATAGTGCCTCGATTGGTTGGGGGATAAGTGAGTAATAATCAGTGGTCAGACGCCGGTGGAGCGGTAGAAACCCCGGAAATCCATTACGTGAGCACCAAAGTCCTCACGAACAAGAAGCTCTAAACCGTCCGGATTGCGTTTTTCAGTTAGGGTAATTTCAGGCCCTTCTTGACCATCCAAGTAGCCAAACCGGATCATGTCAATTGCGCCAGGGTTGGCGGCTAGATACCATTGGGTAGCAGAACGGGCTGACAGCCTGTTTTCTACAATAATTTGGTACCGACCAATAAATGGGTTGGGGCCTGCGTTGCCGGTAGCTGCGGCAGGTGCGTAGCTGGTACTGTTCACCATTTGAGCAGCAACGGTAGCCAGCTGGGGCGGCACAATTAGGTAGGCGGCTTCAATGTTTAGGCTGTCGCCTGCAATGGTCAGTTGCTGACGCATGGCAGTTACGCCTGTGTCAAGCCCAGCGATCGTAATAGCGCCAGAGCCAGTATTGTTATGGCCGGCAACAAATAGAGCCTGGTTGTCCAGTGAGGTGATTGAGCCATTGGGGCTCAGGGTAAGGAGCTCCCAAACAATGTTGTTTTCCGTTAAACGAGCACCCCGCCCTGCTTTTTCCGGGACGCTACCCAGCGCGTCAAGGTCGTCGTTGATAATTAAATTCCGGCCAACAGGAATGCGCCGGCCGTAGCTGGCGATGCGCCAGGTCGCCGCACCTTCCACAAGCGTGGCGTTAGCGTACTCTCCCTGCTCCCCAAGTTCTTGTAAAATAATGTTTCCTTGTACCTGCACCTCACTCGCAGGCTTAAAATTTGGCAAGTTCTTTTGCCGGGCCAATGGCCGCCAAGTCTGCGGCTCTTCGGCATAGCCAGCGAGCAGACTCTTATTAGCAACGTTGGCAACCAGAAGCGGGAAATCACTAGAACTGTGGAATGCTCGGTCAACAATTTTGTTGATAGACTCGCCCTTGGTGTTGATGCCACGAGCACTAAGATACTCCCTGGCAATATCGCGCATGGAGCAGCCAATAAACTGCCGCGCCGAATCATCCAGCTGCTGGGCAGTGCCAGCGCGGTAGAGCATATAGCTCTCGATGCTGCGGTTTAGCTTGTCGCCAGCGTCGTTGGTCACCACCGGAGACACCGGGCCGGTGCCTGCGGTGGGCGCCACGGTGGCGCTGGCCTTGGCGCGGATGATCTGGTCCACCACCTCGGCCCAGGGCTTGCCGCCGTCCACATAGGCGCGGGTGGCCTCATAGTCCAGGCCGGCAGCAGAGCACGATTGGAAGATGTCGCGTTCGCGTTTCAGCGCTGCCCGCTCCAGGGCATCGGCAGCAGGGGCCGGGTCAGGAGGGGCAGGGGGCACGGAAGGTGCAGCCACTGGGACGGCCCGCTCGATGCCGGCAGGTGCAGTGGAGGCGGTGGTGGCGCCAGCCGGATCGCCTCCGGCCTGATTCTGAACAGTCATCAGAGGTGATGCGGTTGGGTTGTGGGAAAACTGAATGGCGCGAAGATCCATGCCCTCGACCACCAGCGACAGTTCGCCAAGGCTCCAGCGGGTGACGTTGATCAGGCCAGAGCTACCCATTTCTGGGTAGGCAAATTCGCGCAGTCGAGCCCCGATTGAGAATCGGGCGGAACCGTTGCGAAGCCGGGGCTCTGCCAGTGCCATTGCCTCTGGTACGCCATGGAGCACTGCCGTTCCGGTCAGTGCCTGCACCCCCCGCACCAGCTCAAAGCGCAAGTCCTTGACGTAGCCCCAGACTGATTCGGCCTTGCGGTTGTGGTCCAGGATTGCCGGTATCGGGCGCTCCGGATCGATCAGAGCGTCTGAGTTGTGCAGTAGTACAAACCCATCGCCCACCTCGGTCTCAGTGGAGAGCACAAGGCGAACGGATTTTTCAACCGGATCCCAGGACGTTGAGGCCTGCATAGCAGAGCGCTCAATGTCACGGGGCTGGAGATTGGCAGGAGTCGGGGTGTGGATCACCATGCCGCAAATGTAGCGCCTACTGCCGCCAACTACAGCAGGTGGCTAAACAGGCTGCTCCGAACTTGTGGTTGTAAGCGGTTGTTCTGACGCTGAATTGGCGGGTGTAAGTCGTGGTTTAATTCCGTTACCTTGCCCGTTGAGTAGGTATGAGTACATCGACAAACCGGCATCTTGCAGGGCTTTCAAGTCAGTGGCAAACTCTAGAATCAGCTCGCTAGGCACAAATCCAAACGATTTCTGGATATGGCTAAGCGTCATAAAGCCGGCTTCTAGCGCTTCGCGCATCCAGCCAATTTCTTCCTTGGGATTGATTAACTCGCGGCGCGGTGGTGTCCAGCTCATTTTCGCTGGAGTCCTGATGCGCTCGATCCGCGTCAGCTCGCTAAACCATTCGCCAATCGGATCCAGCGCCTGAGGCACCGTGATATTCCAGCGCCAGCGCTCCACATTGCGGGCAAACTCCAGCCAACCCATTCGGCCGCTAGAAAAGTTCACATCAGAAAGAATGCCCGTCAATGCTTCGTAAGTAATACCGTAAGCAATAGCAATTGCGTGCTGATTAGTCTTCACCAAATCGGCGCCGCCATCGGCTTTTGGTGGCGTGGCAAACGTGATCGACTCGCCCAGTGCCAGCTCTTCAATGGCCCCAGGCTCAAAGGTGTCAACCTCTGAGGTTGCAGATGTAGCAGCGGTTTCACCAATGCCAATCGTGGTTGGCGGCCCGACCTGTTGCTTGGTTCTGAAGCCAACAAAACAAGCCGCAATCTTCTGTTTCAGCAACTCAGTATTCAAATAATCGTCCAGGTCCCGAGCGCGGAGAAATGCCGTCACGCCAAACGGAACGCCGGTGTACTGGCCGGGGCGCCGCAGATCGTAGACGTGCAATATCTCGGATGCCGGCACAAATTGCGACTGCACCCCCGTCATTCCGCTTGCTTCGCCAGGATGCGAAAGGTATAGGTAATAGCCCTCTAACTTCCCTTCCGCTGTATATTGCTTGCCGCCAAAAATACGGCCTGTGCCATCGTCGCGGGTCTTGTCAAGCCAGTCGGGCTCCATTACCTGCAACTGCAGCGGAATCAACCCCTTTGCCCGCAGCTCTGGCGCAATCCGCTGACGAATCAAGACGGACCCGCGCACTACCGTTGTACGGGTCCACAGGTCCTGAAGCCCGTAAAAATTTGTCTTGCCAAAATAATCGCAGTCCTTACTTTCCGCCCACCTGGTGTACGCAGTATTGAACGCACCAAATGCGCCAGCGGGCGATGAGCCCATGATGCCGCTGCCGATCCAGTTGCTGCAGATCACCTCCACAGCGCGACCGCACCACGGATTGGAATCCACCAAATCCTGATGCCGCTGGATCATTCGATCCAGCACTGGCTTCAGCTCGGCATTGGCGCCACGACCAGAGGTCAGCCAACCATCAGTGCGCCGCGACTGCTTCGCCCCCTCAAACCCCCGGAGCACAGACGCAGCGGCCTGGGCCTGCAGGCCGCGCAGCTCCGCCAGCCGGGCCTCCAGCGCTCGCTCCTGTTTGCTGGCCCGTTTACCCTTGCCCATCAATCCCTCTGGAATCGTGCGTACACCCGGCGGCTGTTGCCGGCCACGGCGGGGCCTGCAAGAGCCGCCTCAATCTCTTGCAGCAGGCTGCGCATATCGGCCAGGCTGCGGTAGGTGACCGTCCTGCCGTCGCTGGACAGGGTGGTAACGCCCTCGGCAATAGCCTCCCGGAGAGCGTCAGCTTGCTGCTGTGTGTAGGCCATGTGCTGCAGTCTACCGGCCTCTGCCCAGCCAGTTTTCGCCACTACGACCTAGGCCTCCAGATCTGCCCAGGAACGAATTCTCGCGGGCACGCCGCGGCTTCACCGGTGCCGCCGGCTGGGGGGCGCCGCCGTTGCCGAGCTGGGCCTCCAGCTGTTGCCAAAAGGTTCCACGGTGGTGCTGGCTCATCACCAGCTCTAGCGCGGCATAGGCGTAGCGGGTGCAGTCACCAGCCTCAAACCGTTCGCCGCTGGGCTTGAACCATTCGGAAACATCAAACCCCTTAACTTTTACTAGCCGCTGTTTGTACGGAAATAGCTCGCGGATAAATTGATCACTAGAGCAGATGCTGTCGCCAAAATGCATGTAACCGGGGCCTGGCTTCTGTTTGGCTAGCCGCCCCTGCAAAAGAGAGATAGATGTATCGGTGCCAACGATATAGAGCATTACGCCATGCCTGATTAGTTGGTTGTTGTAGTCAATATCTACCGGCGTGCCGCGCCCGATAACTGGCTTGCCTTTGGTGCTGGAGCCTTTCACCAGGATCAGGCCCTGCCTGTCCCTGCAGTAGTTGCGGGCAGCGTGCGTGGCGCTGCCGCCGTCATCAATGGCCCCCTGGAATATAGGCAGCTCAACCCCATCTGTTCGCCGGAACTTCGTTCCTCTGAGCAGGTCGAGCTGCTCCCACACCGCCTCCTGCTGCGGGTCCCCGTCAATATCAAACGACCCGAGATGCCAGGCCTCCTCGCCGCGGCCCCAGCCCCATAGCTGGATCGCCAGCCGCTGGCCAATTGAGCCGCCACCGCCCTGCACGTCAATCCCCATCGTGATGATTAGCACGCCGGCCGGGATCGTCCCCAGTGCATAGCCGTTGCCAGACTCCAGGTCGTTGCGGCGCTGCTCCAGGGCCTCGGCATTGATCGCGGCTTCGAGTTTGTCTTCCCAGGCCTCGGCCGCCCGTTTGTTGATCCAGCCCTTGAGCAATAGGCGATCGCCTCTGGCTCGCTCAAACTCATCCCTGATTTTCTCCCAGCTCAGCCACCCGTACGGTGCGTACCACCCAGGCAGGTGGAAACCAGCCGTCTCCCCATCGCCGGCCGCCGTGGGTGTCCAGATGCCGCCGGCCAGCATCGTGGGTTTGTGATGCTGCCCTACCCGCTCGCCGCACGCAGGGCACTGGCACCAAACTTCACCATCGGGCCGATCCCAAACCATGTGCTCCCAGCGCAGCACCGAATGGGCCCTACAGCAGGGCATCAGCGCTCCATAGCGCCGCATGTCACTGCGCTTATTAAACTCCCAGGTGATCCGGCATGCCCCCAGGGTGCCGGGTGTGCTGGTCAGCAGCGTTTTTCGATCGGGGAAATTGGTCTGCCGCGCTTCGGCATTTTCGATCGGGTCGCCCTTGTCGTCGATTTCCTGCGGCAGGGAGCTGGCCTCATCCACCCACAGGTACTGGGCCGGCATCCCCTGGGCTGCGCTGCCGCTGTTTCCACCAATGATGGAAACCAGCATGTCCCCCTCAAACTCCTTGAGGAACATCGAGTTAGCCGAGTCCCTGCTCTTTGCGCTTAGTTGTTTAGCCGCAACTGATGGAGTATCTCTAAACAGTGGGTCGATTCGTTGCCTGTATTGCCGCTTTGCAAAGGATTCAGTAGGGAATACAATCAGGAACGGCGCTGGGTCCATGGCGATGGTGCGTCCCAGCCAGTTCAAACCGCATTCAGTCTTGGCCCCAGACTGGCTGCCGAAAATTAAGATCACTCGCTTGATCTTCTTTTCCCTGGGGCTCAGCAGGTCCATGGGCTCCCGCAGAAACGGGACTCGATCGGTGCGCCACTGGCCGGGCTCTGATGTGCTCCGCCGCGTCAGCATCCGCCCGCCTGGCGTGCCGTCCGCCGGCAGGTCCGCCCACTCGCTCACCGTCAGATTGAGCGGTGGCTGAATGGTTGAGACGAACGCTTGTTCGTAGACCTGGGCGCCGTCAGCCACTGGGCAGACTCCGGAGCGCTCCCTCAATTTCGCTTTGCAGCAGGGCCCGCACCTCATCGGGATCGGCCATGGCGGCGAGCCTGGCCGCGTTGCGGTTGGGGATACCCAACAGCAGATCACGCAGCACACGGGCTAACCGGGAAGCGGCTTTCTTTACATCGTCGGCCTGCACTAAATTGCCGGATTTTTCTTTATATTCAAGCTCAGCAAGTTTTGCCTCATAGGCTGCTTTTACCTGTTTGCTCATTGCCAGAGAAGGCGCACCAGCCGCCCTGGGGGCGGGGGCATCACCCGATGCAAGCGGCTGGTGCGCCGTTGCTGGTGGGGAGCTGAAACCCTGCCCCCGGTCGTTAGGGTCTGTGTTGCCAGCCCATTGGGCATCCGCCAGCGTAGCGTCAATAACCCAGCCGCCGTTCACCTTCTGCACAGCAGGTGGATACAGCCGGCCGCTGTTGATCGCTCTGATTACCGCCACATGGGACTTGCCCCGCAGCCCAAGCGCTTTGCGGTGATCGGCGTAGGCCTGGAGATTCACCGTGACCGCCCTCTCACGCGGCCACGGCGGCCACGGCGGTCAGCCGATCATGCTTTTGCAATCGCGCCGCCAGGACGCCTAGCACGCATCCGGCCACGACCGTATTTGTAGGCTGCCCTAGCCTCACGGCCCTTGCCAGTGGCCTTGAGAAGGCCACCCTTTGAATTGCGGCGGAAGGCGCCGCCACGGTTTCCATAGCCAGGCATGGGGAGGATATGCGAATTATGTACCTCATCTTAGGCCAGCTCCGGCGTATCTGCAAACGTATAATCCCAGCCTTGACGGCGATACACAAGAAGCCTGTCCCCATTTTTGTCCAACAGAGGAATAATTGCATTATCTTCCACAATCGAAGCATGCGCGAATCTTGTAAAACTTGTTGGCCCTAGACTTTTTGCAAACAAATCATCATTCCACATAATATTCCAAAAGCTGTTTGCATCCTGCTTCGGCAACCTTCCATTTGGCAATGTTTTTACAATAGCCCGATAGTGCTTAGCCCGTTTATGTCGCAACGGCTCCGCCCAGTCCAATTCTGGCAACGGCGACAAGACAGATTGCGCATATTCACGCGTAACAACTAAATACTCGTCATCGTCTGCATCGTCAAGATCACCGTCAATTTCATTAATTAGCTGATGCCAGTAAGGCATCACTCTTGTGTAAACTTTGTGCCATGGAGCAAAAAAGTTTGTCGGCTTTTCGTATGAAGTGCTAAACACCTCTAAGCCAATTCCCTTGGCATAAGCCATCGCCGCCGTTGCATGATCTCGGTCTATTTTGCTTCCCTTTTCTCCGCAACGCTGGATAAATTCCGCGCCTAATCTGTTTTTAGCTTTTTCACTTAAATTGCCTTTAAAGCTTTTGCCAAAATATGGAATTTCAACCCACACGCCCCACACGCCAATAACTTTAAGCTGGTCAAGTAATGGCTCGAAATTGGGCATCCACTCCACGGTTAATGGGTTGACGCCTACGGTCACCACATGCCCGGCTTCAATCAGCTGCTTCACCAACTCCATACGGCTGCCAATGCTGGGGGCGTGCGGCTCAACTCGCCGCCTTACAGCGTCATCCAACATGGGGATGCTGATATACCAAACGGCTTGCGGCGTTTCGCGCACTACTCGATCCAGGATGGGCCGCTGCGCTGCATGAGCCCCCCTGGTTTGCCACGTCAACGGAATCCCCAGCTCAACGCAAAGTTCCCAGATCGGTTCAAACTGGGCCGCATTGGTGCCAGCGAACGGGTCGACATGGTTGCTCACCAGCAACGGCACACGGGCCTGCAGCAGCCGGGCTTCTCGGCTTTTGCGTTGCTGATGTTTTGCCAGCAATCCCACAACCGATCGAATATCGGCACGGCGATCTGGCTTGAACAGATTGGCAAAACAGTAGGTGCAGGCATGGCCGCACCAGTTCATGCTCAATTCCAGGCCCGCAGGGTTTACCAGGAACTCGCCCGCAAATACACGGATACCATCGCCGCTCATTCTGCTACCTCTTCGAGCAAGTCTTCTACTAATTTCCAAAATGCTGCTTTATCCGTGCTATAGCCAAGCTCTGCTTTTGCCTTGCGCCACTTAGCCATTTCGTTAGGCGTTAGCACAATAGCCAGCGCCATCCCTTGATCCATGTTTCCTTCGCCGCCTTGTTCTGTTTCTTCCTCCCCATCAAATTCCCCGCCCAACATGGCGCCCAGGTCATCATCACTAAAGCCCAGAAGTTGCAAATCAAAATCCTCCAGGCTCAGCGCTATCACCTCCTGCTGCAGCATCTCTTTATCCCATCCGGCATTTAGCGCTAGCTGGTTGTCGGCCAGGATGTAGGCCCGACGCTGCGCCGGGCTGAGGTGGTCGAGCACGATTACCGGCACCTCGGCCAGCCCCATAATCTTTGCCGCCGCCAAACGCCCGTGGCCGGCCAGGATCCCGTCGTTGCCATCCACCAGGATCGGATTGGTAAAGCCAAACTCCTGGATGCTGGCAACAAGCTGCGCCACCTGCTCCGGGCTGTGGGTGCGGGCATTGCGCTCGTAGGGAATAAGCCGTTCAACCGGCCACCACTGCAGCTTTGGCTTTGCGGTGGTCTGCTCTTTCGCCATAGGCGCCTAGTTGGTGACTGGATTGTAACCCCTAGTTACAGCAGTTACGGGGCCTGTGGGCCTGGGGCGGCACGGCGCTGCAAGCCCACAGGCCCAGACCGCTTGCTGCAGCTGCCAATCAAAAAAGTTTTCCACATCCTGCGGAAACAAACCGGAAGCGCTTGGGACCAGTAAGGGCAAGCATGAGATCCCTTGCTATCACTAGGCTGTAACCTTTCTCAAATTCCCCCGCTAGGGAAAAACGGCCCCGTTCGAGGCGG